TAGGATCTATGTAAATGGGGAAAAGAGCGCAAAAAAAAGTAATTGGAACAATGAGGTTTTAGAGGACGATCTAGCCAATTTTGCGGGGAATTCAAGCAGAGAAGCTATAACCTTTGATTCTATAAAAGCGCTACCTCAAACTTTTATGTTGGGAGCTGTAGAACAAAGACTTGGAGACGCGGGTTACCCAAGTGCCACCCCCCACATCTCTACCATGAATGGAGCAATAGGCCCGTGGGCATTATGGAGTAGGGCTTTATCTGAGATCGAAATAAATTTTTTATACAAAGAGATTACAATTCCTTGGGGTTCTCACACAGATATTAATAGCGCTTTAACTCATGTGCCGCGCAATTATTCTGAATGCACTGGTCTTTTTTCGGGCGTAACGGGAAATAGCTTAACTGCATGGTGGGACGGGAGTATTGAAGAGATAAGCACCAACGTTACAGGAATGATTGATAGCCATGTAGGAGGGCATTATTTAACGGGAAGCGGGGTTTTTGCAGCGGGGACTGAAAGTTTTGTTGAGACTTCTGTCGAAAATTTTGCTAATCCAACTCCTGTTTATGCGAGGTTTGGTGGATTCCCAGGAACAGATGGATTTAATTATGGCTCACAAAATACACACTAAAGGAGTAAAAAAAGCTTTAACCGCGATAAAGGAAATCGCTCATAAGAATTTTAAAAGGGAAATCTGCGGCTTCTTGGGCTTCGATAAGGAAAAGAAGGAGTATTTAATTCAGCCTGAAGAAAATATTTCTGAAGACCCCTTTAACTTCTTTCTTATTAACCCATTAAGTTATCTTTTGTTTAAAGATGACTACGAAATGATTGGAGTTTTTCATAGCCATATCACAGGAGACGAAAATCCTTCGGAGTTTGATGTCAAAATGTCCGAAAATTGTTGCCAACCTTTTATTATCTATAGTTTAAACAGCAAAAAAATAAATATTTATACGCCTAAAACGAGTGAAGTAGATGTAAATATACTTAACAGGATCAAGGCCGCCGCATGACAACTATCAGATTACATGGAATTTTAGCACAAGAATACTCTGAGGTCTTCTTCATGGAGATTGGAAAGAGCAGCTCCGTATTCTCAGCAATAGATTGCACTCATAAAGGTTTTACTAAGAGGGTAGTGGAATTACAAAGGGAAGGATTTCTTTATGATGTTATAGTTAACAGAACAAAGACTGCGAACCCTCAGGAAATAGACGGTGTAAAAAATCCAGCGACAATCGACCTTGTGCCTGTAATCGTAGGTTCTGGCCCAGCCCTACTATGGATTACGGGGGGTACATTCTGGGCAAACGTAGCTGCCTCGATAGCTTTAGCTGGTATTTCATACGCTTTATCGCCCAAACCTGACACTCAAAATCAAGGGGTGGAAGCTACGGCACAAGCCTCCAAGGGATCTTTTGTTTTTGGTGGTGCAGTTAATACAGCATCTCAAGGTACGCATGTACCTATCGGTTACGGCAGATTAAAAGTAGGCTCTAAGGTTGTACAGGCTACCATAAAATCCTTCCCACAAAATCAACAAACACAAAATGTTCTTACCTCCAACCGCTTAAATAACCCCGAAGAGGAACTCGCCCCATTAAGCGCCATTGTTACAAGTAGAGTTTCAGAAGGATCATGAGCCACATACTAAAAAAGAAGGCTATTGCGGGAGGCGGCAAGAGACAAGAGCAAAAACCCCCTGTTTATAAACCTCCAGCAATGGGGGATTTGCAATACGGGGCTTCTTATAGCTATGCGGAAACCTTAGATTTAATAAGCGATGGGCCAATCGAAGGTCTGGTTAATCAAAACGGAATTGTATTGAAAGAGGGATTAAAGATGCTTCAGGGGATATATTTAAATGATACCCCTGTGGCTGTAACTGATGGACTGGACGATTCAACCTCCAGAACAGCTATTTCTGAAAACGAAGAAAATCAACTGGAATCCAATCCCATAAATATCACTTCTAATGGAGCGACTAATTGTAAAACCTTTTTTCTCAATTTACAGGACGCTTTGGATTCTTATAACCCAAACGGAAAAATCTCTGCACTTAAAGCCAATAATGCGGAAGGGGCTGAATGGGCAGATGAGTTCTCGGCAGCACCCAGTGCTAACATGCTTTATTATAGGCAAAGAACACAAAATAGTGGGGGAAGGAGGGTAGTAGGAACGCTCATTGGAAGCAATGAGCCTACTGTTCCAAGCACCACGATTGATGATATACATGTTCTTGCGAGAGCTTATATAGAAGATTTTTATTTTTGGTTAAACTTCAAGCGTGACTCCGCAATTAGACCAGTAGCAGGTACTAGTATCGACTACGCAGCTTATAGGCACACATCCAATAGGCGGAATTTTGATGGTATTTATTGGACAGACAGCAACGAAGGAAGCACTAACTGGAAGAGTAGATCAAATAGTTCTAAGTTTTTCTTTGGGTTTCAATATATCCCAGTTTGGCATGGCGATAAATCATTCTCGGAGACCAGATTCCGAGCTAATGATTTAGTTCAAGATAATTTAAATACAATTTTAGAATTATACACTTTAAATAACGCAGGAAATTCTAATATCGACATCGCGGGAACCGCTTCTTTAAATAAATTTCAAAGAGACCTAGCTTCAAAAGCTTTATCTAAATTAGGTTGGGATGGAAGAGGTGTAAAAGAGTTGTTAGCAAAATTTTTAAAGGATGGCGTTTCGGTCGAAAAGGAAAGTTCTGAATTTTTTATAATAATTAAACCTGAGTTAGCTGCGGGGTTAAGTGGTAATATTGCTAGAGGAGATAGCCTTGCTCCTTATTCGTCCACTTTGTATGGAACCACATCCCAGTGGAATATTTCTTATTCCTTAAAGAATCAAGGTGCTAAAATTATTGATTGTACTTGCCCAGAAATAGACGCAGCTGGAACCTTAACAGGTAAGATGCATGGGTTTGTATTAATTGCTTTCCCAGCTTGGAACACCAAAAAAAATCTAACACGATCTGGAGGAGGAGAAAGTTGGGGTTACAGCAACTCGTTATTTGTTGACAGCTATATAATAGACATTTTAAAAGACCTTCAGGGTTTAAAGTACGCAAGACAAGCGATACAATTAGGAACAACCAATGATTATCAGTTTGATGAGTTAAAATTTAACTTCTCTAATGTTTTATCTGAGTTTAGAAACGGAGAAGAAGGACAACAACCGTTTTCTTATTTTAGTAAAATATTCATTGATCATGCATACGGCGGACCCCTTTATGGACCTTTTTCAACATCCATTAAAGCTCCACAAAAAATCAAAGAAGACTCTAATATGCTGGATAAGAGGAGGCTTTTAAATAGTGTTGAGAGCGCTCAATTTAACTTATCTATAGAAGCAGACGGATTGCCACTTGATGAGGGAAGTGAAGATATAAGGGAATCAGGAACAAAACCAAGAAACTATAGTGAATGGGCCAATAACTCCTTAAGGAATTGGGATGAAAAAGCGGTTTCTATAACCCATACAGTTCTCAACCCTAACGTCGAATCTGTTTTTGTAACCCTAAACATTTCTTCATTAAAGGATACTTTAACTAAAAATGTCGAAGACGTAAGGTCTGGGAAAGAAAAGAAGAAACTGGATATAGGAACTGTCTTCCCTTCTGTTCTAAACGTAAGAGTAGAAACAGGGATCGTGGGGACCAACGGGGAAAACAAGGTTTCCTTAAAACGTGACTTCAGAATTGTAGCTTTAGTGGAAGGGGGAACCTTGGTTGACCTTGGCAACCCTGACTACCAAGGTAGCAGTAAAGATTATGTTATATCCTTACAAAATAATGGTTCGAAGACTTTAAACCAACCCTTCGCTCTTCCACCTCTCCCTAATCAAACCATTCAAACGTTAACCAGTGACGGTGAAAGAGGTATAGAATCTTCCGCCGTAGACACCCTCCAAAAAAGATTTGTTAGGGTTACTAAATTATCACATGAAACAAATTCTGTTTTATTAACTAAGGATGTTTCGCTTCAAAAAGTGACCGAAATAATAGCTGTTGATTTACCTTATCCTTTTTCTGCCGTCGTGGGTACAAAGTTAGATTCTAGGGCTTTTGGCTCAATCCCTAATAGAACTTATGATTGTAAACTAAAAAAAGTAAAAGTACCTAGTAATTATTTTCCCACTAAAGTCGGAGGCGTGGATAAAAGGTATTATAAAACCGCTTCAAACTTTTATGACACCCTTAAGCGCGATAAATTGGTTTACGACGGTGATTGGGATGGAACTTTTCACGATGAATTAAAATGGACTGACAATCCAGCTTGGATTTTATACGACCTGTTAACAAGCTCCCGTTATGGAATGGGTCAACATATTGACGAAACAACTATAAACAAATGGCAGCTTTATAAAATAGGAAGATTCTGCGATGCGGTTAATGACGAGGGTTATTTCGAAGGGGTTACTGATGGTCGTGGAGGTAAAGAGCCAAGGTTTTCCTGTAATATTGTTTTTGAAAAAGGCGAAAAAATATTTGATGCCATTAACACGATTGCCTCACTATTTAGAGGGAAAGTATTTTTTGGCAACTCGGAAATAAATTTTGTAGATGACCGCCCTAGATCCACGGTTAATCTATTCACCAATGAAAGTGTAAAAGATGGATCTTTTCATTATTCTAATAACAGGCGCGATCAACAATTTAATACAATTGAGGTGGCCTACAAAGATAGGTTTGATAACTTTCTGCCAAAAATTGAAGTTGTAGAAGAGGAAGAAGATATTCGCCAAAGGGGCGTTTTTAAAAAAAGAATAGAAGCCATCGGCGTAACATCTCGTGCCATGGCAAGAAGAGTGGGTCAACATGAAGTGTTCTCTAAAATAAAAGAAAACCAACAAGTAGCATTTACGGCAGGGCTAGAAAGTTTACTTTGCCAACCTGGAGATTTAATTGTTGTCGAAGATGAATTAAAAACATTAAAAAGTAATTTTGGGAAAGTATTATCTATAAATACAAGTGATGAGACTATTAGATTAAGTAACACTTTTGAAAGCTCCGATATGAATGGAGTGTTAACGGTTTATCAACCCACAGGAAGGGATACGATACAGGATGTGGATGATTTAGCGCTTATTAACAGGCATAGATATTACGACTTTACTATAACAGGGACTTCTAATTCATCTTTTAATGCTGATTATACTGGTAGTTATAGTTTTTCTGGATATACCGCTGGTTTTAGCGACGCTTCTGGACTCACAAGTGGAGAAACTAGATATGAAGAATACGCTTTATATACGGGAACAGGAGCTAATCTCCTCTATTTCACCACTGACGTAACAGGATGGATGTTTGGAAGCGGAAATGCTGTATCTCTTGATTCTGGCGATTGGATAGCTGTGGATACGGGCGCTCAAGATATAACAGTTTTGAATACAGGGTTCATAATTCCCGTTGATATGAACCAAGCTAGTAAACGAGCAGCAGCAGGAGGAGTGAATTTCTCTGGTGCAATAAGTGGGCTAACTCAACCAACTGACGGAGTTTTAAATAGTGAAATTTCAGCTGTTTCCCCTAATCAATTAACGAAACTAACTGTAACTGGAGTAACTATAAGTAACCCCGCCGAATTAGAGGCTTCAGGATTTAATCCTTATGGAACTGTTGTTTCAGGAGTAGATAAGCCTGAATTGCTACCATTCATTAAACTGGGTAGCCCAGCTAAATTTGATCTTAGTGACGCTAGCCCTTTTATTTATAAAGTTCTTTCCCTTCAAGAGCAAGCCCCCAACGAGTACTTGGTTAATGCCTCTAAATATGAAACAGGTAAATTTAATTTAATTGAAAATGATATTAGTATTGAACCTCTTGCTGATACTTTTAGCTATAAGGTAGGTCAAACAATAAATGACACATACTACAATACTTTAGCCGCCCCAGTTTTAACTAGCGTAAATACAGGAGTACCGAACTTAGCTACTCAAACTTTTCCTGTTACTGGACAATGGAGTCCTGTTAGTAATTCGACTGGTTATAATGTTATTTTGACTTTCCCGAACGGCCAAACACAAGAACAGTCGGTTGAATTATCGGGCGCAAAATTCACAGGTATTAATAGCGTGGGGGTTTTCAATTACAGTGTAAACGCCGTAGGAAATAAAGGCGGAGATGGAGGGAATGCTTATTTTGATTCCTCTTACGACCACTCTGGAATTTTTATAGTGTACGAGGAATTATTAACTTTTAGTAAATCATTTATCGATAAGATAACAATTTTGTAAAATGAGCTTTCTCCCAATACATTTATCACCATCTGGAGCAGAGATATATTATTCTGGTGCTTACGCTGATGCCACGGGGGCTACGGGAGTGGGGGGGCAATATCGGGAATCTGGATCTTATTATGCTTGGAACCAAGTAGAATTTAAAAATGCAGGTACAAAAGTAGGTATTGGAAGCGCTCTTCCAACAGGTAGCGATATAACAACCAGCGTAAATTATTCTTTAGCTCCCAGTGTTGTTATCGGGGGAACTACTCCGATAGGAGACGTAAGGGGCGAAGGAGCAGGTTATATTCCGCAGGGAGGAGGCTCGTCTACCATAATTCCTTTAGAGGAAAATGAATTATATAGCGGCGCTCTTTATGTTACTTACAGTAGAGGCGGGATTGATCCGTGGACTTTAAAAGTTGGTATTGGAACGACTGCCCCTTCTAGTTATTATGAAGGCTCTTTTACAACTCGCGATAATTATAGCTTTGACACAGTTCTAACAGTTGACACAGGGAATTTAAACGAAACGGGTTTGGGAAGTGGAGTTTATACCATCGGAGAAACTGTGACCCTCCAAACCACTTTAAATGATCGCCTAGGCAACGCTTTAAATACCGTCTCATCTATCACTCAAGACTCTTTTGTGAAAGGGGTGAATGTAAGTATTTTAAATGAAGACAGAAGTGTTCTTTATAGTGGTTATAAAACAGATTATCAAAATCCATCTTTTACCTTTACCAAACAGGAAAATATTGATCTCTTTGGTTCGTTTACAGAAAATTTCGGAGTAAGATTCGATGTCCAAAACCAAGATGGGGGAACGCATAGTACGGATTTTCTTCTTTATGGAAACCGTCTATCTATAAATAAAATTTACGTTTCAGCTTCGGGAGGAACATATTTAGATGAAAACCCAGATAATGATTCTGGACCTTCAACTGATGATATATCAGCTTCGGCTGATAAGCTTGAGGCTGTTGTAGGCTTTAGTCATCGATTAATTAATACTTCAGGAACGACTGGGGCAATTAACTTCAATTTAACCTTTGATCAATCTCCTAGCTTCACTAATTACGACAACTTATTAGTGTTTGCTAATACTGGAGCATCTTCAGCATTTGATACAACAACAGACAATTTACTAGGAACTTTTCCCCTCTCCCAGTTAAAAAATCAAAACATAAGAGTTTTTCCTGATGACGGGGTTGTTGAGGGAGAAGCTAACTTTTTTAAGTTTGTAGCTAGTAGTAAAATTGGTTTTTACAATGAACTATTTACAGTTGGACCTTATACAATACAACCAGTAGAGCTAGGCACAGATCCAATCCTTTATAACGTTGGAGAACAAGAAATAGTATCAGGTAACTTAAGTATTCTAGGAGATGGGGCTGGTGGGTTATACGCCTTGGGGGCTTCAGGAACAGGGGATGGACAGAGGATAACTGGCCCAGGACGTTTGCCTTATTTATTATCTGGAGACTCGCCAGCAGCAACGCAAAACTTACAACAAGTTACAGATATTGGAAACACTACTACCAACTCTGTTATTTCTACTGGTCCTTACATTTCAGGGGTAACAGGGTTGTTTGGCTCAGGGGTTGGTATCGGAACGGCAGCGAGTTCTGACGCTGCACTAACTCTATATCACCACTCCATGTCAGGACCAACTTTAACATCGATGGGGGGAAACATTTCTCCTATACGGATAGGATATAATGGGTATTCTGTATGGTCTCAGCAAAAAGCTTTGATTGCCTCCCTCCCTAGGCCCGATGATGAGAGCGGTGGGTCTGCTATTAGTTCTTCAGGTTCAGCGATCTTGGGGGGATCGGGCCATAGGATAAGCGGAGATTTTGATGTAATAGCAGGAGGTTCATGGGGAAATATATCTGGAGGGAACTATAACTTTATTGGTGGAGGTTCGGGCCTAAATGTAGACCATAGCGCTTACTCTTCCAGTGTCGGGGGTTATGATAATGATATATTTAGTGGCTCTTATTCAGTTATAGGTGGTGGTATATCA